CCGGCCTCTGCGGCGCCAGTTCTGCTCGGCGCGCTCGGCGTCGGCGAGGCACTGCTCCCAGTACTTGCGATCGACCTCGCGGTCAGCGCCCGTGCTCTCCCTGTCCTCGGGCGGCGCAGCGTTCGGCTTGCCGATCTCCGCTTGCGAGGGTTCGGTTGGCTGCGGCTTGAGGTCGGGATCGACGGCCACGCTACCCGCCAAATCCCAGCAGCCTGGCGATCGTCCTCGGATCGATGAGCGGGTTGCCAGCACCGGAGGCGCCGCCCATACCAGAAATCGGCTGGCCCGTGCCGACCGGGCCGCCCATGCCGACCGGCGGCTGGCCTGCGCCAACCGGGCCGCCCATGCCGACAGCTGGCCTGGAATACCCTATGTGGACACCGTTTTGAGGCGCGGTTTGCGCCATGTTGTTATCCTGCGGGAACTGCGGCGACACCGGCAGGGCCGACGGGACGGGCGGCACGTAGCCGGTGCCCGACATGCCCATGCCGTGCGGCGCACCGGCCGACATCGGGTCGGGCGGCCGCGGCGGCGACACCGCCAGATCGGGCGAGAATGATGGCATCGGCGGTGTCGGGATGCCGGAACCGATTCCGGGCGGCGGCATCGGTGGCGTCGGGATGCCCGATCCAATGCCGGGCGGTGGCGTCAGTGAATTCGGCTCCGACGTTGGCGAGCGGGTCGGCCGTTCCGCCGGGATCGGCGCGGATTTCGGCAGTGAGAAATTGCTTCCCCGCTTGGTCGAGGACGTCTTGCGGCGGTCTATGCTCTTCCGGCCGTCACCGCCGCCGCTTGCGGACTTACCGGGAACCGCCCTGCTGCCAGGCTTCTCGCCACCGCCATGCATGAAGCGCTGCGCGGTGGAGTTGCCGTAGCCCGACGCGATGTTGGTCTTGCGGACCGCCTCGTCGCGGTCCTTGTAGCGGGCCATGTTCTTCTTGAGGGCCGCCTGATAATCCGCGCTGCCGGCCTTATCCTTTTTCTTGCCGGAAAGGCTGAACGGACTGGCCATGGCGGGGATCCTCGTCAAGCTATGGGGGCTTGACGGTATTCAGATACCACATTTGGCGATTCGCGCAATTAGTCCCGCGGTACAGTATTCCAGAAGCGATTTGCGCACTTTTTCGAGCACCAGCGATTTACCCGCTTTTTGACGCCTTGATATACGTTACCGCAGCCTTCGCAGATGAACTCTCGCGGGATCCGCGTGTGATGGACTGTGGCGCGGCCGTTGGCGCGATGTGTCTCCTTGTGCAACGCCAGGTGGTCGCGGGCAGGCATGCAGGCAAGGTTGCTGATGTCGTTGTTCTCGCGATCGTTGTCTTTGTGGTGGACCTCCCAGCCGTGCGGAATGTTGCCGTAGGTGGCGCTGTAAACGGCTCTGTGCAGGCTTTTTCTGTCCGGATGGCGCATCAACGTTTTGTAGTACCCATCCCCGTTTTTGTAATAGGTTCTCCCTTCAAAAACGATCATCTGAGCTCCTTTAGCTTGAAAACATTCGCGATGAGGTAGGGGTTTTTATCCTCTGTTTTCGTAATCCTGGCTCCAAATGGACGGCTCATACAGCTATATCTTAGCTCGTCTACTGCATGATCTTCAGAATCGGTATCTAGGTCCTCGGGATTGTATGGGTCGTGTTGCATCATAGGTAAAGTTCTAATCAAGTGTCTGCACGTCTCAAACATAAACAACATTGGATTGCCGTCCGAATCACCTTTCAGTCTATTTCGGACCTGGTCGTGACCGCCCATTCTTTTGTCGGCGGATTTTCGGGTGTTGTCGGCTCTTCTGAACGGGGCCCCGTGTCGAGCAAGTGTTTCAGCAATTGAGGGGCCACTGATGACCGCAAACGCAGAAGGGTCGAGTACTCCATAAGCCATCTTGAGACGTCGGCCGCCTTGGGTTTCCCTGTGGACGATGCCATGCGCGACCTCCTCCGCCGTCATGTGCAGGCCGACATTGGCCTTCTCGCAGCCATACCACTCGGCGTAGCGGATGATGGCGTGCCGCTTCAGGGTGCGGCCGTTGTGCAGCGTGTCGTCCTGGACGTGGGCGTACCATCCGACCGAAAAAGGCTTTGCAGACCCCCAGTCCATGGCGCGCCAGCGGGTCCAGTGGTCCGGGATGTCGAAGGGTTCGATAACGTGGCGATCGCGGCTGAACTCAGGGAAGAAAGCTCCTTCGATAACGGTCCAATCTCCCAGCAGCCACGCCCGTACCAGTTCGGGTGAACCCACCGCCTTGAGGCGGTTGACGTAGCCGGGATCGCTGTCGAGCAGCGCAGGATTGTCGCGTAGCTTGGCGGGTATGAAGGTTCGGGTGAGGCCGCTCTCGGGGTCGGTGGTAATCGCATATTCGCCTGGATCGATGATCCACTCCTTGACCCAGCCATGGCCGGCGCCGCCGGGGTTGCAGGTGGCGCGGAACTGCGGCTTGATGCCCTTGCTGCTGCGGAGCGTCCCCAGCAGCTTGAAAACCGGATCGGGCTGCGAGAATTGGGTGAGCTCCTCCACGTAGACCCGCGTCAGGGACCAGCCCTGATAGTTCTCGGCGTCGCGGTCGTTCTCGAGGTAGGCGCAGTTCAGCCTGGCGCCGTTTGCAAACCGGAAGACGTTACCTTTTTCAGCGTATCGCGCCGCGTTTCCGTACATGCGGATGGCGGTGGCAATCGTGTCCTTAAGATCCTCCCGGCTGCGCCTTACAATAAGCCCGACCGCATCTGCCCCGTGGTCTTCGGCGTGGATCCAGAACTCCCCAAGACTCGCATACGTCTTGCCGCCGCCGCGTGCGCCGCCATAGACGACGATATCCGTCGGGCATTTGAGAAAGGCGAGTTGCGGCCCGGCCTGCGGGACGAAGCCGAGCCTGACTGAGACAGCCGTCACCGCACCGCCCACCCCAAGACTTCAGAGTAAGCCCTGTGCATGGCGCGGAACATCGTCTCGTAGTGGCCGTGCTTTCCCTCTCGCATGCCGGCGTCGTAGAGTTCCTGGCATCGTTTGTTGATTGCGGTTTTCTGCTCAAATGTGAGGGTCATTGGATCCGTTTCGGCGTGAACTGCCGCTGCCATTCCTCGGGCGACAGCGTGATATCCGTCGTGGGCTCGCGCGCCGGCTTGGACAGGATGTGAAGCTCGATCTCGGTCTTGTCGGCCAGGTGCCCCATCATCTTGCCGATGCCCATGACGGCCTGCACCGCCGGCCCATACTGCGATTTCTCCATCGCCTCCATATAGACCCGCTCGAGCCGCGCGCAGAGATTGTCGATCGAGTAGTCCAGCCGCTCGACCTGCTTCTTGCGCAGCTGGTCGACGTACCTGATGAAGCGCGGCTTCGCGGTGATCGGGTCGTCGCCCACGGCGACCGCCGCATAGCCTGCCTTCTGGAAAGCTGCCTTGCGCGTCATGCCGCCAACCAGGCTCTGCGCCAGGATGCGCTCGCGATCGGTCAGCTGGTCGCCGGTGGCCTTCGCCCGCTTCTTCTCGCGCAGCGTGCGCATGTCCGGCGCGTTGTGTGGCCCAAATGTCTTCTTCGTCACCACAGCAACTCCAACAAGCACACAGATAGCAGCACCATCGCGCCCTCGATCAGGCCGCCGATGAGCACGCCGTACCAGAACACACCGTCATGCCGCATCGGCGGTCCCTCCCAATCATACATAAGGCTTCTTGGTCGCCGCCTTCACCGCCCACATGGCGGCGTCCTCGACGCAGGTCTGGGCCTCGGCCTTCAGCCGCCTGATCTCACCGTCACCGTGGTCGTCGATGGTCTCGATCATGTCGATGGCGTCGGCCGCCGCGCGCTTGATGGCGTTGACCATCTCGTCACCGGACGGATTGAAGTCGATGCCGACGCGGTACTCACCCTTGGTGGTCATGGAACATTCTCCGTCCGATTGAATTTAAAAGCGTTATCCGTTACATACATGCGCACAGACGCAAAGGCAAGGCAATGGACAAGACCGACTTCCTGGCCATCATGAACCTGGCGCTCACCGACCTGAAAGTCGTCGAGCCCGAGACGGTCGGCGTCGTCATGCTGGCCCTGCACAAGGCGCCGGACGGCAGCCTCACCGTGCAGTTCGGCTCCAACATCGACCAGGGCCTGGTGGCGGAGGCGTTGTACGCGCTGAGGGACGGCGACCTCAAGGCGCACCGGCACAAACGAAAGATCACATAGACATGGCTAAACGATACACACCAGGCAGCCTCACCGGGGCTGACTTCAGACACATCAGGCTGGGCCTGCTGATGACGCAGCGCGAGTTGGCAAATCTGCTCGGCTACCGGCACAAGATCCGCGTCTCGGAGTTCGAGCGCGAGACCAATCCCGTCCCCATCCCGCTGCCGATCCAGCAGGAGATGATCCGCCTCTACGAGAGCGGCGGCCGCACCGACCCCGGCACGTTCGCCGCGCGGCCGTGGGTGAGGAAAGACGCGGCATGAGCACCGCGATCGCCGATATCGACTACGACGAGTGGGAGGAGGTCCTGACCGTCCGTTTCACGGACGGGCTCGTCTACACGTACTGGAACGTGCCCGCGGAGGTGTATGCGGAGTTCCTGTATGCGTCGTCGGCTGGGACGTATTTCAATGCCAACATCCGGGACAATTATAACTATCGGCGGAAGTGATTGCCTACCCTTTGTTAGGTAACGCTTTTCTGCATTCCTAAAGTTGCGCGCAGTCCGGGGGCCCCGCGCGTCCGTACACCCCCCGGTTGCGACGACCCCCGCCCCCGGTTGCATCAGTATAGTTCAACTATAGTTTATGAATAGTTGACTAGCTAACCTTGGTATATACTTCAACATACCAATGATATACTGTATAGATCCGTAGCAAGTAACGCTTAAGTAACGGATAAGTATTGATTGAGACATGCCTGCCATGCGGATCAAACGCATAGGGGCAACCGATATGCGGAGCTCACAGCAGCGCAACGCCGGGGCACACAGCAGCGCAACGCCGGGGCACACAGCAGCGCAACGCCGGGGCACACAGCAGCGCAACGCCGGGGCACACAGCAGGGCACAACAAGGCCTGGCCGCACAGCAGGGCAGGAAGGCCTGGCCGCACAGCAGGGCAGGAAGGCCTGCTACAGCGGCTCGAGCTCGAACGGCATCCTGGATAGCGGAACGCTGAGCAAGCGGCATTGTGGGGACTGACAGCCACCGGAGGGGGGATTTAATTTTTTTTTTTTTTTTTTTTTTTTTTTTTTTTTATGAGTTCAACAGGGGAAAGTGCCGGACAA